GCCATTCGCGAAGACCGGGTCGGCGTTGGCGACCGGGCCGGACGCGATCTCGCAGACGATCGCCGGCCAGTTCTCGATCGGGGTCGCGTACGGGAAAGGGAGCACGTCGGTGACCCCGTGGACCGTGATCAGCACCTCGGCCCAGTCCACTGCAGAGACGGTGGTTCCCGAAATCGTCATCGTCGTGCCGGGCGTCGTCGCGTAGAACACCTGCTGGAACAGGTCACCGGTGTCGTTGACGCCGATGATGTGGTTGCTTGCCACGACCGTAATTGGGCCGGTCCAGCCGGTCGAAGTCACGCTCCCGGAGACGCTGTTGTTGTCAGTAGTGACCGTCCCGATGGTGAACAGCCCTGCCGGCGGAGTCTCCGACAGCGTGATGGACGTGCCCTGATTGGTGAACTGGGACGCCGTCGCGGCGATGGAGTACCACGGGCACGACGCGGTCACCTCCATGATCAGCACCGCCAGGCTCGGCTGGTACGGAGCTGTGTCCCCCGTCGGGCACGGGGACGCGAACACGAACGACGCCGCGCGGGCAGCCGGGGCCATCCACACCGAGGTCCGGACGATGCCAGACGACTGGCTGACCTTCACCGGAATCCAGAAGTTCCCGACATCGTCCGAGATGCTGACCGACGACGGGTACGTCAGCTGTCCGGCGATTCCGGCGTCCTGGCGCCAGGAGGCGACCGCGAACAGCCAGTGCCCGGCTGTGTTGGCCACGGGAATGGCGAGCGGCGTCCACGCCGGCGGGCTGACCGCCAGTAGCGGCGCGCGGCCGTAAGAGCCGGACCAGGTCGAGACGACGGCGGCCTGGAACGTGACCTGCGCGACCCAGACGGTGGCCAGCTGGTTCGGGTCACTGGCGAGCCTGATCCAGGTGAAGCCCTGGGAGTCGGCGACCGCCATTGTGATCGCGCCGGAGGTGTGGTTCGCGGCTACCATCGCGACCATCAGCGACCCTATCGGCGGCGTGAAGGATGCGGTCGTTATCGTTTTCGCCCCGGCGGTCGTCACGCCGGGCGGCGATGTCACGTCCTCGACGAGAGGGTGGGCTGCGAGGATCTCGGCTACGGCGATGTCGCCGCCGATTGCCGGAGCCGACGCGCCGACCGTGACGGGAGTCCCGCCTATGGTCGTCGCCGTCGAGCGGAACGTGCCGTAGACGGCTCCATTTGACAAGTCGACGTCGTTCTGGCTGAACGTCGTCGCTGCGTTGGGGGTAAAGGGCGTCGTGTTCACCACGTTCACCACGGCCCCGTAGACGACCGAGCCGTTGGTGCCCGGGGTAAGGCCGATCTGCGGCGGGTTGATGACATCGCCGCTGGCCGTCACGCCGAACTGCAGTCCCGCCGTCACCGCCCCGGTCAGCACCTTCACGGTCAGCGCGATGCCGTTGAACGAGTTCGCACCCGATGCCGTCGCGGTGACAGTGACCATCAGCGGGTCCTCAGTGACAGGTTGTTGGAGGGATTGCGCCGGTTGTAGATGAGCGTCTCCGTCCTGTTCCCGGTCGCGATCTGCCGCCCGTCGAGCATGACCGGGACATGCAGGTTCATCTGAATGGCCTGGCTGCCGCCGCCGCCGCCCATGCCCAGCGCCGCCTGCGGGGTGGAGTTGAGGCTGTGGATCGCCAGCGGGCCGCCGAGCGCGGACACTGCGGCGGCAGTCAGGACGCCCTCGCCGTGCGTCAGCCAGGCCGGCACCGCGTCCATGCCTATCGGGCCGCCGACCATGCCGCCGCCCGCGTAGCCCACGACGCCGCCGTGGAAGCCGCCTGTGCCCAGGACGTTGGACGGCTTGCCTGACGAGCTGAACACCGTGGTCACGTTGATCGTCTTGCCGTGCATGCTGTCGATAAAGTTCTGAAGCTGCTGGGCATGAGCCCTTGACATGTCAAAGGCGGCAGCCATCTGGGACATGGCCCTCTGCGTGGACCCCGCAACACTGCTTGCGTGCCCTGCGATGGCCGTGCCGCTGCTCTGAACCTGGCCCTGCAGGCCGAGCTGGTGCAGTTTTGCGGTATCCCACGCTGACGCCATCTTCTGCGAGTTCGTGTGAATGTTGCCGGCCGCCGTCGTGCTGGCCGTGGTCATGCCCTGCCCGGTCGACTGCGCCATCTGCAGGGCGGTCTGGTACGCCGCGTCGACGCCCGCCATGTCCTGCGCGAGAGTCGCGGCCGGGGCACCGTTCATCATGTCCGTCTGCAGCTTGCCGAGCTTGCTGTTAAAGCCGGATGCCTTCAGTGCCGCCGCGTCGATCGCCTGCGCCACCATCGGGTTCATGGCAGTCGCGGCGTTCTTCGCCATCTGCGACAGCTGCGAGAACGCGATGGTGCCCTTGCTGATGATGTCGTTCAGGCTGCGCTGGGCGTGAGCGCTCGACCCGGCCCCCTGCATGAACTTCTGGAAGCTCGGGAACGTCAGGCCCTGCGCCCGCAGGAAGCCCATGACCTGCGCCTGCGCGGTCTTGTTGCTTCCGGCATACCGGCCGAGCTGAACGGCCATGTCAATGGCCGCCTGCGACACCTGCTGGCCGGTGATCGCGCCGGTCACGCCGAGCTGGCGGAGGTTGTCCATCAGCGGCTGCATGGACCCGGTCAGCACCTGGTCGAAGTTCTGCCAGGCCGCCGCGCCGACCGTGCCCATGTTCGTCAGCGCCTTGCCGAACGTCTGGGTGGTCAGGGTCAGCTGAGTGGTGTTCGTGCCGAGGTTGTTCGTCGTCGTGGCCGAGACCGTGCCGATGTTCGCCAGCGACGTGATGAAGTTGGCGTTGCCGGAGGTACCGGAGGTCAGCAGCCCGATGTACTGGTCCAGCGCCTGGTTGACATTCTGGATCTTCGAGTCCGCGATAGAGGTCTGGATCGACATCGCGTTCATGTCAGCGCCCAGCGCCCCGGATCGCTGCCCGGCCTGCGCCAGCCCGGTCGCGAGGTTGACCCCCTCGTTAGCGAGCTTGGTGATCTCCTGAGTCGACTGCTGCATGGCCTTCAGCGACGCCTGGGTCTTCAGGGCTGCGTCTTCCTGGGCCGTGCCGAACCTGTTATAGCCCTGAGTGGCCTTGACGACCGACCCTGAGTTCTTGTCCAGCTGGCTGCTCAGCCCCAGGATGTTGCCTTCCATGATCTGGATGCCGAGCGCGAAGTTCGACGCCGACGGCGACATCTTGTTGACCTGCGCGATCAGGTTCTGCGTCGAGGAGGCCGCCTGATGCTGACTCAGGACAACCGCCGTAATCGCGGCTCCGAGGGCAATGAGAAGGAAGATCTCCGGTCCCATCAGCGCCTGGAAGACGATCATCGCGGTGTCGGCGTACCCGAGCTCGGTGATCATGATCCCCAGCTCCGCGATATAGGCGCCGAGCCACGCTATTCCCGTCTTAAGCCCCTTGAACGCCGCATCGCCGCCCAGCCACGCCCAGGCGTCCTTCATCAGCCTGCCCCAGCGGTACGCCGCTGATGCGGCTGACGCCAGGCCGATCAGCCAGGCGACGGCCGGGTTAGATGTAAGGGCCACCAGAACCCGCGAGATCTCGTCGAGGACGCCGAGCAGGACGTGCGAGGTGCCCCAGAAGGCGGCCATCACGTTCACGAAGATGTGCCCGAGCTGGCCGAGGACCTGGCCCCACTGAATCATGTAGCCGACCGCGCCCTGGAAGAACCCGGTCAGCTGTCCGCCCAGCGGGCCGGCCAGCTCGCCGGACAGCTTCGACGCGAACTGCGCCAGCACGTCCGATGCCTGCCTCGCGATCTGCGAGAACGCGCCGACATGCCCCGTCAGTGCGTTGATGGCCGAGCCGAAGATGATGTAGGCATCCGGCGCGACCGCATTCCTCAGCGTCTGCCCGGCCGCGCCCATTGCCCGCAGCGGCCCGACAGAGTTCGCGAATGCGCCGGACAGGCTGCCCGCCGATGTGTACAGGTTGTTCATGACATCGTAGATGTGGACGAACGTCGGGTACATGGCAATCGCCGCTGCAGCGAGCGCCACAATTGCCGGGATCGCCGTCGCCGCGATTTCCAGCGTGCTCATGACCACCCAGTGGACGACGCTGCCCCACTGCGACCACCATTGCGCGATGATCCCGCCTGTGGCGGCCGCGGTCGTCCCGGTGTCGACCGTCGCTTTCGACATGCCGCTAAGGGCCGAGCGCAGCGCCATCGCCATCGCCATCTGATAGGCCATCTGCCGCGTCGCCACGCCAAGCTGCTCAGCCAGCAGCCGCTCGATCATCGCGAGCGAGTCCGCCGTGCCCCTCAGCTCGCCCATGATGTTATTCAGCGACATGGAGACGCCGTCGAGCGTCACCTCTGACCGCTCAAGGGAGTCAACGGCATCCTGCAGCTCGTGCAGTGACCCGGCCAGGAGGTTGGAGATGCCCATCAGGAGCGTCTCGGACTCCTCCATGCTCGCCAGCATCTCGGCGGCGACCTTGCTCTGCATGCCGAACTCGGTCGCCGCCAGCCCGGCCTCGCGGACGGCGTCAGCGAACTCCTTCGTCGTGGCAATAGCCCGCTCAAGCGCGGCGATGTACGGAGCTACGTCAGCTTCGAAAGTCTGAGTTACGTCGTCAAGCGACGGCATGACTCACCACCTTCGGTGTAGGCTCCGGGCGTGGGATGGGACGACATGGACGACGACGACGCGGCCTGGTGGATCGCCGCGCACGCTGTTCAGCACCTGGACAAGGACGAGTGCGAGGTCTGCTGCTATCTCGGGCTCGACTGCGTGGAGGTCACGCTCCCCACGCCGCTACCTCAAACGCCGCCATGGCCGCCCGGCTCAGAGACCCGTTCGCGATTGCCTCGGCCGTAGTCGGGTGCATGTACGGCCGGGCCGGAACGTGCACGGTGTGCTTGCTCCACCATCTGCCCCCGTTGTACCAGGTCATCGGGCGCACGCCATGCGAGTGCATGGTGTGCCCGTACTCCTGGACTGCCGCGTAGAAGACGTGCGGTGCCACGCTGGACTCAGACGTGAGCCCGCCGCCGAACGGCCCGGCTGTGAGCACTGAGCGCCGCAGCGCCCCGCTTATCAGCGACGGGAAACTGCCGGCCGGCGATGGCGTGAACGTGTACTTCGGATGAGCCGTGCGGGCCAGGTTGGCTTTCACCTGGCGCTCGTAGGTGTGGCCCATCGCTATCGCCGCCGGACCCGAGGTGTCCCTGGCGATGTGCTGGGCGATGCCCTGCAGGTAAGCCGGCAGCCCGGCTGCGTCAACCACGCTGGCTCCTCTTGGCCATCCGCTCCTCCGCCGCCCGCTCCATCCGCTCAGCCTCGCTGAACGCCTGCTCGATCAGCGGCCACCACTCCAGCGCCTCAAGGCTTAGCTCCTCGCGGGACTGCTTCTCCGTGAAGCCGTACGTCTTGGCGAACCAGCGCAGCATGAGCTGCTCTCTCGGCATGCCTTCCGGCATGTGACCCTGCCTGCCGTGCGACCGGATGACCGTAATCAGCTGGCCGACGGCGCGGACCGGTTTGGGGCGCCGCCAGTCACCACCTTCATGAGCATTGGCTCGACCGCCTCAGACAGGGCGTTGTAGTCATCGAGGTCAAGAACCTCGCCAATGACGCGCCCTCCGGCGTGGTTGTCCTTCGGGATAGGCACGCCCGGCGCGAACGACCAGCCCTCGATTAGCAGCGTCAGCAGCGCGTTCCGCATGTCATTGACCAGCCCGACGGCTGTGTGCTGGAACCCGGTCGCGGTGTCCAGCTCGATCTTGACGGCTGACTGAACGGTGAACTTGTCGTTAGCCATCAGGCGCTCGCGAAGCTCAACCCACGCTCCGGAGGGGAGTTCTACTTTCACAGGCGGTCCTTCCTTGGATTAGTACGTCGGAATGTTGTTGACCAGGGTCAGGGTGAGAGGCCCGAGACCGCCAGACCCGCCCGAGTTGGTCGAGTTGGCGACTGCCTGCCAGTCGTCCTGATACCCGACGAGAACCGCACCGCGATCCGGCTTGGCCTTCTCGAAGGCGCAGGTGTGGCAGGCGATGGTCATCGCCAGGTAGCTGGGGGACGTAGTACCGAGGCCGTTGTTGACGGACACGGACAGCGTCGGCTGGGTGTTGGACAGCATCTGAGTCAGCGGCGTCTCGTCGGTGGGCACCGTGTAGCTCAGCATCCCGGTCGCGTCGAGCGGGCCGCGGGCGATGATGTACGGGTTCTGCGTGGTGCCCTGCTCCGTCCAGTAGATCTGCAGCGTCCGCTTGATGCTGAACGACCACTCGCCCACATCGAAGACCTGAGCACCGCCGACGGTGACAGTGGACCGCCAGTTCGGGATCGGCACGGCCGTCGACACGGTGTTCGTCGGCGGTGCCGCCGTAGGCGCGGACACCCAGCCGTCCCCGGTCATCTTCATCTCCAGCAGCTGCTCGGAGTTGCCGGTGATGTCCAGCACGCCTACGCAGGAGCCGGTGTACGCCCGGGCACCGACAGTCGAGGTCAGCGACGTGAAGTCGGTGAAGGTGTGAGTCGGGGGCTGGCCGGAGGAGTTGTTGAGGATGTTCCAGGTGTGGATATACGGCCCCCCGGTCGCCGGGTTGATCGCCGCTACCGTGCCGCCGGAGGAGTGCGCGAACCGCGTCGGCGTGCCCGCGAAGGTGATCGTGCCCGCCGTGGTGGTGATCGGGCCGACGATCTCGGTCAGCCCCGTGAAGGGCGAGTCGATCGCCGCGTAGAAGCCGGTGTTGAACCCGGCCGTCCCGGTCACGCCCAGGGCCGTGGCGCCGATTCCGAGGGCGATCGTGCCGGTGGTGGTGGTGGAGTAGTTCGTCGCCGTGGAGGACAGGTCGCCGAACACGTTGTCGATGAAGTAACCCTCAACATCGAGGAACGCCGGGCCGCCGTAGGAGAACGTCGAGGACTCGACACCCTGAATGTCGTTGAACACCAGGGCCATGGAGCCACGGATGGCCTCATCGTGCAGCCACTTCGGAACGTCCTCGGGCTGGTAGGAGTTCTTCAGCAGCGGGATCGTCTGGACCGCAAGGGCTGCCTGGCCCATGGTCCCTTCCCGGCCTACCCCGAGCCAGGTCTTGCTGGCTGGCGCAACCAGGCCGACAGCTGGAATGGTCATGCGGACTCACCACCTTCGGGGGCAGGCGCCGGAGCAGGCGCGGGGGCTGGAGCTGGGGCTGAAACAGGTGGTGCAGGAGGAGGCGGAGGAGAAACCACCGCGCCCCATCTCCCGTCGCCGGGAGGAACCGGAAGGCCAATGCTGTCAACCGGGACCATGCCGTAGCTGCCGCCGGGCTCGGCGATGAGCATGTGCCCGGTACTGGCATCGAGATACTGCTGATACCAGAGCTCCACGCCGCCCAGGTAAGGGTAAGAATCGGCCACACGACTCCGGATTGGTGGTAGGGTTATCCGCATGTAGGTTCATGAGCGCCTGTACCTCGTCACCCGAGCCGACCTGGCTCCTGGTGATCAGGCTGTGCAGGCAGCACACGCAGCTCTCGCATTCGCAGCCCGCAACACTGTTGCGGACCCTTGCACCCTCGTCCTGCTCACCGTGCCGGACGAGTCGTCTCTCTGTGATCTCTTGTTTCGCGCTGCCCTCTGGGCCATCTCGAATGAGGGATTCTGGGAGCCTGATCTGGATGACCGGCTCACCGCGGTAGCACTCGGTGATGATCACAGCCACAGTCTGTGCACCGGCCTGCCCCTCGCCTTCTCCCCGAGAGGAGGTGAGAAAAATGGGACTGCTTCCTGACCAGAAGGACAAGAAGATCCGCGAGCTTCACAGCGAGATCAGCAATCTTCGCCACACCCTCGGCATCGCCGAACGGGACCGGGACATGTACCGGGATCAGCTTGAGGGCCGCAAGGACCTCATGTGGTGGGCGATGCTCAAGATGCGCGGCCAGGCATCCGCACTGGATGCCCTGAACCGGCGCACCACCACCCTGCGGTTCGCCCTGAAGGTGCACGAGCACCTGCATGGCGCACTTAGCAAGGACGAGTGGAAGGCGGCGCGTGACGCCGTCGCGAACGAGCAGCACCAGGAACGGATTGACGCCGAGCCTGTTTCTGCGTAAGAATCAGGAGCCGGCGCGGACGGCATCCCGCGCCGGCACCTTTGTCCCTGTAGCTCAATGGCGGAGCGGCCGGCTCTAACCCGGCTGTCGCGGGTTCGATTCCCGTCGGGGACTCGCTGCAGCGAGGCAGGACGGCCGTCCCTAAAACGGCCTGTCGCGGGTTCGACTCCCGTCTGCGGCGCGGTGCCAGATCGGCATCACCATTACCGAGAGGAGTCGGCTATGCGCGCGTGCGCGATCACAGCCCTTCAGCCTAGTTAGGCGAGAGGAGGTGATCATCAATGGCCGAGGGTGCAGGAAGCAAGGGCATTCAGCGTGCCAAGAGCCAGGCTCTCGCAGCGTGGCTCAAGGCGCACCAGATCGAGCGGACCAGCGGGCAGTGCCCGTGGGACTGCGGGCACTCGGTTCCCAACGGGGGACCGGGACTCATGTCCCACCTGAACAACTGCCACGGCTCGCCGAAGCGGGACATCCGCCGGAAGTAGGCGATACAGTGAACGTGTCGAGGGAATTCCTGGGAGGACCCCGGGGCCTGCGGGTCCCGGGGTTTTCATTTCAGCACGTACATCTCGCGGATATCCATCAGGTCGCTCTGGTAGGCGTGAGAGCTTGACAGCGGATGGTAGTGCGGCGGCCAGGCGAACGTCTCGGAGTCGTCGCCGATGACCTTCCACCACAGCTTGTTCTCGCTGGAGTTCACGGCCGGGAACACCCGGTGCACTCCGGCCGCTACCTGCGGGAACCCGTAGTCGTCACCGCAGAACACCGCGCCCTCTGAGGCATAGGGCAGGAATGCCCCAATGTTCTCCGCGACCTCATCCTCAGTGTGGGATGCGTCGATGTGCACGAACCGGAGCGGCCTGTCCCAGCCCGCAATGAACTCCCGCCAGCCCATCCGGTGGATCTCGACGTTGGTGATGCGCGCATCGTGCAGGTTCGACAGGAAGATGCCGTAGTTATCCCGGTCAATCAGCGCCGGGTCGATACCGATGGAGCCAGCCTCGGTCACGTCGCCCTGCCAGTGATCCACGACGTGCAGCGATGCCGGGGCGACCGCGCGGGCGATGGGAATGGCGGACAGGCCCTGCCAGGTGCCGACCTCGACTGCCTCGCCGGGGATGTCCCTGGCTGACCGGGCGAGAGCGGCAGTCAGTGCTAGCTGCGCCGGCCCGATCCAGTATTCGTTGAACCGCAACTCGTTCCCTAACTCTGAAGGAGCTCCAGGATCGGCAGTGCGAACAGGCCGTCGTACCGGAGATACCGCTGATCCTCCAGGAACCGGATGGTGATCTGGTACGGCATGGTCTCGCCTACGTCGATCAGCGAGGACACCGTGCCATCGTAGCTATCCGTGATCACGACCGGGTCCGCCGACACGCGCAGCTGCCAGGCAATGGCGTCCATCATGCCGGGGAACCATGAGTCCGCCTGCTCATCATCGTTGGCCTGATCCCAGATCACGTAGATATGGATCTGGTGGTCGATCGCCTTGAAGCCGCAGTTCGGCGTCGGCACGCCAGCGCCCTGCGGCCACTGCGGCTTCACCAGCGCCCTCGGCACGGTACCGCCGCGCTCCGGGCTCCGGTTCTCCTCGCCGCTCGGCGGCCAGACGTACGCCGTCGGTGCGGCCAGCGGGTTGTCGTAGCCGGGCGGCGGCGTGACGAAGACATTCAGCGGCGGCGCGCCGCCGGGCATAGCGAGCTGGTCGATCAGGCTCTTGATGTACTGAAGGGTCGAGTTGATGGGCATGACTCACGCCCTCCTGGCGCGCTGCGGGCCGCGCTTCGCCGGGCGGCGAGCCAGCGGCCTGGCCCGCAAGGCTCTCGCCCCGCCAGGTGACTTCCTCACTGGTCTCCGCCGCGTCGGGGGCCGGCCGGGCGGTACTGGCTTCCTGGCGGCGGGCCTGCAGACGGCAGCCTGCTTGGCGTAGTACGCCGCCCACTGGGCAGCAGTGAACTTCTTGAACGGCGTCTGCTTGAACCCGGCCGACTTGCCGAAAGCCTTGAAGGACCGGGCGGCAGCAGCCTGCTGCCGGGCCGCCTTAGCCGCCGCCTTCTGCCGTTGCGCAACGGCGCGGGGCGAGTAGTAGGTCGCCCACCATGCGGCTGACGGGTTCGCATTGAAGCCGGAGGAGCCGCACTTTGAGGCAGCGGCTGCGTTCGCTGCCCTGACAGCTCCTCGCCGGGCAGCGTGTGCGGAGCGCCGTCCGGTGCTGCGCCGGGCCATCAGATGACCCGCTTGTAGCTGTGAAGCAGCAGCTCGGCTTCCTCAAGGAGCGACTCCGGGCCGCGCAGCGCCGGGGTGCCAGCGCCGCCGCCGGGAATCGTGTGCACTGAGGTGGCGGTCGCGCCCCTGGTCAGCGCGATGCTGGCGCTGTACAGCACGCACGCCCACTGGATCGTCGCCGGCATAGTGGTGAACAGCGTGCTGACGGGATGCGCGTACAGCACCGGCGTGGACAGTGTCAGCGTGCCGGGGCCGGCAGTCACCGACGACGCCGAGGCTGTCAGCTGCTCCTGGTTGCCGCCCGGATCGTAGAGAGTACCGCGAGCGCCGGTGATCCCGATGTCGTTCGTGACCGCCCAGCCGGTGCAGTCGTCCACCTGAAGCACGTTATCCCCGACGTTAGCCGCCGCCGTTAGCGACGCGTGCGGCCAGCCGGAGACGTACTGCACCTGAATGACGTAGCCCTTGCGGCCGAGATCCCAGCCGCCTCCGGCCTGACCGGAGATGATGATCGCCTGGCCGCCCTGAGCTGAGCCGCCGGCGGCAGTCGAGCCGTACACGCCCAGCACCGGCACATCGGCTGCCCAGAAGCCGGCCGGCAGCGACACGAACGAGCGCGGGAACGTGTTCGGCGACACCGAGACAGCCAGGATGTTCATGATCGGCCACCGCTGCAGGATGACCCTGATGTTGCCGGTGGATGGCTGAAGCGTGGCGTAGTAGTCCGGTCCCTGCACGAACTCGGTGTCGAACGCGGCGCGGAGAACCTGGTTGGCGTAGCCCTCGGCCATCGAGGTGGCGCGGTTGCAGATGTTCAGGATCTCAGCAGCCCTGGCCTCCGGCGTGGTCTGACTGCCGGACGGGATGGATGCCCAGCTAATCCCGGTCGGGGCTGCCTGAAGGATGGCCGGAGTGACATAGGGACTGAGCGGGCCGATCGGGGTAGTCATCGCTTAGCCCCCAGTACCTTCGCGCATCGGATGCAGATCCAGTGATCGTTATGCCAGACCTGATGCCGCTCGCAGATAGGTATCCCGCAGCGGCCGCAGTCATTAACAGGGGCGGCGAGCCTGGCGGACTTGCCTCGGCGCGGACCGCCGCAGCATTTGCACAGACCCGCCGCCCGCGACAATCAGGCCGCCTTCCGCCTGCTGGTCTTGCAGTCCGGGCAGCGCCACGGCAGCGAGCCCTTCTGGCCTGGCTCGCGGCGGATCGCGGTGCCGCAGTCCCGGCAGGGCGCTTCATCGGCGGTGTACCTGTTGACCCCGGCGAGCGGGACGGAGTCAGCGACCGGGGCAGGTACTGCCGTTGGCGGCGTGTTCTGCTTCGCCAGGGCGATCTGCAGCTCGATGAACTTCGCCATCAGGTCAGCGTTGCCCTTGACCGCCTCGCCGATGTCAGCGAGCGTCTGGGTCTGAGAGGCGGCGTTCTTGGTGATCATCGCGCTCTCGTCGTGCTCGCGCTTCAGCTCGTCATCCGGCGACTCCGGGGTAGTGTCCGGGGTGGCGCCCCACAGGCCCAGGTAGCGCTCCTTGAGCGCCAGGCCAGTGTCGCCGTTGATGGTGCGGATCTTCTTGCTGCCGCCTGAGCGGGCGATGTCGGCGCGGAGGAAGTTCTCGCATCCCTGGCAGTCAAGCCGGAATTCCTTAGCTGGCGCGCCGTTGATCACGGGTCGGGTATGCGGCATGCCACACCCTCCGCTCCCGACGGGAACGCTGACGTAAGTCACGTCAGCGCGGGCGTACAGGGTCATTGCTGTAACCTTTCTTGCTGGGAAACTACGAGGGGACGATCATGGTCAGGAAGCTCTATGATCCGCAGCTAGCACCCGAGCGCGAGATCGTCGCGCGCAAGGAGGCGCGGGTAGCGCAGAAGGAACTGCGGGTCAGCCGTGACGGCGAGCAGTACATCGGCACCTGCATGGCAGGGCATACCGTGGTGACCTCAGATGCCGGCGAGGTGGAGACGTTCGCCGACAGGCACCGTCAGTGCTGAGCGATCAGGTTCGCCAGGTCTGCCGGGGTGACGAAGCCGGGCCAGCGGTTGTCGTCAAAGAGATGGCTGCCCAGATCGAGCCTGCACTGGTCAGCCAATTGTGAGCAGATCTGGTGCCCGGTGTCACCAATGTACCTTTTCAGGTCCGGCACCGGGATGTGCAGACGGTGCAGCGCTAGCGCGCCGTAGTCAGCCCAGGAGTACGGCACGCCCTTGTACTGATCTGCGACGCTCGCCGCCTGAGCGCGCTGTGCCGGCGTGAGCGCCAGCTTCGGGCTGGTGCTGGACCACAGCACCCCTGTGCCGTCGTAGTGGTACGGGATCAGCTTCGCGCCGCCCGGCTCAGCTTCGAGGATCAGGTCATGCGGCCCGCCGACGTAGAAGATCGCGTGCTCGTAGTCGCGGAAGCCGGAGCCGTTCAGGATCTCGCCGACACGGATGAGCCTGCCGGCCGGGTTCTCCACCCGGACAGCAGCGAAGTCACCCGGCTGAACAGTGATCGTGCCGCCTTCGGTGCGGATCATTCCTCGGCGTCCGGCGGCGGAGGCTGAGTCATGCGCTGCGCCAGGCCGGGGTCTGTCCGCGCTGCGTCAGCCACGATGCCGCCGACATCTATCCAGCCGCACGCCCCGCACATCGTCGTCTCATCGAGGAGAGCTTCCGGGCACTCGTCGTCAGTGCCGGGCTTCTTGTGCACTCTCATCTGCTAGCCTCCCTTGCATGGCAATTGACGGCAAGTACGGCAGAGTCACACTGGAGCACGGCACCATCGGCGACGACGAGCCAGTTATCGTCTTCCGCGCCAAGGACAAGCTGACACCCGAGCTGCTGATGCACTACCGCATCATGTGCGCTCAGGCCGGCAGCCCCCAGCGGCATCTTGACCTGATCGAGGCGGCACTTGACCGGTTCGAGCTCTGGCAGTCAGAGCACCTGACGAAGGTGCCGGACAGCGAGTCCAGCAGGGCCTGGATGTCATGAGCCCGGACGAGTACCTGCAGAAGGCGATCTCTGTAGCGGAGCTTCAGGCTGCCGCCACGCCGCTCGATGCCCCGTCGCTGCTGGCTGATCTCGTTCAGTCGTACTGCGCGATAGCGCAGGTAGTCGTGCAGATCCAGCAGGGCGAGCGGATGCGCCAGATGAATCTCGACACCAAGGGCGCGACCTCGTTCATGACCGAGCTGATGCAGCGCCAGTTCGGCGAGCCGGATTAGCGTGCGCAACTGGATGTGGCGTCATGACATGGGGCCGGACAAGCTGATCCCGCTGGTGATCATGGTCGTCGGCTTCGGCGGGTGCCTGACCGTGCTGTACTTCGGCATGTTCGTGTGGGTGCCGAAGTGACGATGACCGTCGAGGCGTGGGTCATGTGGCTCGACGGCGTGTGCATCTGCCGGTTCGAGCCAATGCTGATGATGTTCTGGAAGTGCTAGCGGGGCTTAGTCTCCGCGCCGCAGCGAGGGCAGGTCTTGGTCCACTCGTAGTAGACCGTCGGGGAGCAGTCGCACACCCGGCCGCCAGCGCCCGAGCCGAACTCGTGGAACGTGGCGTTGATCAGGCCGCCCTCGCCGTTACCGCGCAGCTTGTTGATGTCGCGGGCGTGCTCATCGGAGACGGTGATCTTCCCGCCCGCCTTCGTCGCGCGGTAGAGCGTTCCGTCTTCCATCTTCACGCGGCTGTTGCCGGGCGGAAGGTTAACGACTGGCACTGGGCACCGCTTTCAGCCAGCCATGCTGGTCATAGAACTGTGATCCGGGGGCGTAATGCGGGTGCCGGACGATCTCGATGTCGTAGCCGAAGCCGTCCAGCAGGTTCAGGCAGCCTTCCTGCTGATCCTGGCTGTGGAACTCGATCAGCCACCTGGTCTGGCGCTTAGCCAGCAGCCTCGGGGCTCCGCTTAGCACTGCCAGCTCGTGACCTTCGACATCCATGTTGACGAAATCCGGCACGCCGTCAGCATCCATGACTGTGTCCAGGGTCACGCACGGCACCGTGAACGTCTCATTGGCGTCCAGTCCGAGCCTGGCGTAGCCCTCATGGCTGGACGACAGGAACTGGTCGTTCTCGATGGTCAGCGTTACCTCGCCGTTATGATCGGACACGGCAGCGTTACGGACATCAGCAGCGAGCATGTGCGCGGCGATCCGGTACGCAGCCGGGTA